GACGCCCTTGCTCGCAAGTTTCAAGGCGTCTGGAAGCCCTGGGAGGTTGCCGCTGTCGTCACTGGTTCAGCCCTTGCTGCCGGTGCCGTCACGGCAGGCGTCATCATTCTTGGCGCGCCGGTACTCGCAGCTACTGCTTGCGGGGTGGCGTTGGCTGGGTGTGGTATCGCCGGTGCGGCCGCTGCTGCTGCCTTGCAGAAGCGGTTGGGGACGAGGTCGTCCACGGGTATGAGTACCCTGGACAATTACTTCGTCAATCGAGCGTCCAACCCCCCGCTCGATAGGGTCGTCCACCTGCCAAAGGGTGTACAACTTCCAGCGTCTCTCCCCGCTAAGAGCGTGGAGTACCTGATTGACCCAAAGGTAACCCCTCTCGCAAAGACTGCCACTTATAAGATAGTGGACTCTGTGACAAACCGTGAGCCTGAAAATCCGCCACGTGTGTGTCCCGGGGGGGCCTCTCTTCCTGCAGCTTCTGGTAAGATGCAGGTGCCTCCACCAGGTACTGCTACGCCTTTGCGTGCAGCTGGTGTTGTGTCAAGCCTAAGTATCCCTGTCACCCCGGCCAACGCCGCCCACTCAAGCATTTCTGCCACTGTGGAGCGTGTTTTGAAGATTGGCCCGGAGCCTGACGTGGAGCTGTTCAAAGTGTTCCGTAAGTGGGTTTGGAACAACCTGGAGGACCTTGGTCTGAAGGGGGACAGTGTCGTAGCGCTTCCGTTTGATGAGTGGAACCAGGCCTATCCGGAGGCCCAGCGCAAGGTTCACCTCAATGCAGCAGCCAGTGTCGTCAAGGACGACGCTTTCTGGGAACATGTCACTGATCGCGGCATGTTCACGAAGATAGAGAGTCTTCCTAAGTCAACCATAGATGGGTTGCCGAAGCTTTGTCCCCGTGCTATCCAGTCTGGCTCTCCTGTACACAATGTGATCACGGGACCCTTCTGTAAGGCCTTTTCTAAGAGGCTAGCGAAGGTATGGAGTGTGCACAGCCGTAAGGGGCTTATGTACACCAGTGGTGCCTCTGCTGAGGAGATTGGCGCCGCCCATGCTCACATATCTGCAGCCCTCAAGGCCTTGATCGAAGGTGACTTTGAGAGGTTTGATTCCACCATACACCGCCTGTTTCTCGAGCTTGAGGCCGACATATACAGGTGGTGTGGTTGTACGCCAATGCAGTATGCTGCATTCTTGAACGTGATCATGACTGTGGGTCGTGATAAGTTTGGCAATAAGTACACTGTTGATGGCGGACGGCATTCGGGCGACCATAACACATCCTGTGGTAATTCACTTATCCAGGGATTGGCATTGGCGTTTTGCATGTGCTATTTGCTTTCCCCCTCTGAGCCTATGCGGTATGCTGAAATGGTCGAGAAGATCGACTTTGCAGCGCTGTTGCTAGGGGATGACAACG